TTAATGATAGAATTAGGTATTTTTTTGGAAACTTAAAAGGAAAAAAATGGACAGAGGAAGACATAGAGCTATCCAATGGATGTAAACTCATTAGTAAAAGTAATGTTGCGGGAATTAGGGGAGGAGCTAAATTACATAAGAGATATGACCTCATCGTACTTGACGACTTTGAACACGAAGCTAATACCATTACTCCAGAGGCTCGTGAAAAAAATGCGAATCTTGTTACTGCTGTCGTTTATCCCGCTATTGAGCCTCATACTGGTAGGTTGCGTGTTAATGGCACTCCCGTACATTATGATTCATTTATTAATAACCTTCTCTCCAATCATGCTAAAGCTAAAAAAGATGGTAAGGAATTTGCTTGGAAAGTAATTACTTATAAAGCTATAACTGAAGATGGAAATGCTTTATGGCAATCTTTCTTTAGTAAAAAAAAGCTAAAGGAAAAGAAAAAGTTTTACGCAGATTCAGCTCAACCTCAAAAATTTTATCAAGAATATATGATGGAAGTTACAAGTGAGGAAGATGCTGTATGGACAAGGAGACATATAAAATATTGGGATGGATATTATAAATATGAAGATGGAGGGAATTATATATATAAAAATGGTCAGCAAATTGCAGTTAATACATTTATAGGATGCGACCCTGCCACAGATATAAATACTAAACATTCTGATTATAGTGTAATAACAGTTATCGCTCTTGATTCTAATAATGAGTTATATGTACTTGAATATGAAAGACATAGAAGTATCCCAACTATAGGTACTAAAGATTTATCTACTGGTGAGGTTATAGGTAAAAAAGGTGTAGTAGATATTATATTAGAATTACATCAAAAGTATCATTGTATATCATCAACAGTTGAAGATGTTGCTATGAATAGAAGTATATTTCAATCCTTAAATGATGAAAGAAGAAGACTAAATAAGTTCGATATTGCAGTAATTCCAGAGAAACCAGGTGGAACTCAGAAGCGTAATCGCATTTATAGTGGCCTTTCGGGTAGATTTAGTACAGGTACAGTACATTTAAGAAAAAATATGTTTGATTTAATTAACGAAATCCTTACTTTTGGGCCTAAAATGGCTCACGATGATACAATAGAGAGTCTTTATTATTCCCAAGTACATGGATTTCCTCCAAGTATGAAGAAAGATAAAGAAAAGAAATCATGGTATAAGCCTATAAAAAAAGCAAAAAATTGGTTAGTAGCATAAATAAAATAGGAGTATTTTAATGCCTAAATTTGGTAAAAAATCTTTAGAAAAACTTAGTACTTGCGATAAAAAATTACAATTAGTACTCAATGAGGTTATTAAAACAATTGATTGCTCCGTTCTTGAGGGTCATAGAGGAGAACAAAGACAGAATAAGCTTTATGATGAAGGCAAAACAAAGCTTAAATTTCCTAATGGTAGGCATAATGCTAGTCCTTCTCGTGCTGTCGATGTTGTTCCTTATCCAATTGATTGGGAAGATAGGGAGAGATTTCATTTATTCGCAGGATTCGTTCTTGGAATTGCAAAGCAACTTGGTATCAATCTCCGTTGGGGAGGAGACTGGAACATTAACTGGTTTGTAGATGATAATAATTTTGATGACTTTCCCCACTTTGAGTTGGTAGACTAATGGCAAGATTAACAAATAAAAAAAGAGCTCAGATTAATAAGCAACTATGGGAAAAGTCTAATAATGCTCATAGACAAAGATGGCAATTCCTTAGCCAAAAAGGGCACGACTTTTATCTTAATGAGCAATTATCAAAAGAAGAAAAGGATGCATTAGAAGAATCAGGTATGCCTACATTTATTGTTAATAGGGTGACTCCTATTATCGAGATAATGAAATATTTTGTTACAGCTAATAATCCTAGATGGAAAGCTGTCGGAGCAACTGGTGATGATGTAGATGTCGCTCAAGTTCATTCAGATATTGCAGATTATTGTTGGTATTTATCAAATGGTAAATCAATATATAGTCAAGTTATATTAGATAGTCTTACTAAAGGAGTTGGATATTTCCTAGTTGATGTTGATAAAGACGCTGATAGAGGATTAGGAGAGGTAAGGTTTAGTAGAATTGACCCTTACGATGTTTATGTCGACCCTTCAAGTAGAGATTTTCTTTTTAGAGATGCTAATTATATTACTATAAGAAAAAATATTTCTCGTGACAGATTAATTAATATGTTGCCAGAACATGAATTAAAAATAAAAAAAGCTGCTAGAAGTTCTGAAATAGTTTCATATTCAACAAGAGATACTGATTTATCAGTTAACATACAACCTGAAGATGTTACAATGGGAGTAAATACAAAAGGGGAAGACGATGATATACTTCCATACTATGAAACATATCATAAAAAGAAATTTCCTTATTATAATGTTTATTTAAAAGTATTGAAAACTCCTGCTGAAATGAAGTCTATTACTGAGAATATGGAGAGACAATTTGAACAATTTAGTAAGGAAGTTCAGGTTTCTCTAATGGAAAAAGAAATACAAATTAAACAAGCTGCTGAATCTGGTGATATGATTGCTGAAAGAGCTGAATTAGAGATTGAAAAATCAAAGAAAGAAGCTGAACAGGCATTACAATCAATGCAGATACAATTACAATCAAAAATGCAAGAAGAATCATATATCGTTGTTCAGCAGGTTATGAGTGAAAAAGATTATTTAATAATATCAGAAAACAAAGAATCTTCTAAAAATATTGTTGATGCAGTTAAATTTTTTGAAAATAGAGTTATACTTACTTGTACACTTGGTGAAGATATATTTTTATATGAATATGTTTTGCCGGTTTCTGAATATCCAATAATTCCAATTCCATATACTTATACTGGTACGCCTTACCCAATGAGCGCAGTTACTCCTCTTGTAGGGAAACAACAAGAAATAAATAAAGCTCATCAAATTATGCTTCATAATGCAAATCTAGCCTCAAATTTAAGGTGGATGTATGAAGAAGGTTCAGTACCAGAAGAGGAATGGGAGCAATACTCTTCAGCACCTGGCGCCTTGTTGAAGTATAGGCAGGGATTTTCCCCTCCTACGCCTGTTTTACCAGCTCCCATAAATAATGCATTTTATACAATAACTCAAGCTGGAAAAGCAGATGCTGAATATATTAGTGGAGTTCCTTCTGCGATGATGGGATTTGCACAAGAACAATCTGAGACTTATAGAGGACTACTTGCTAATGATGAATTTGGTACTAGAAGATTAAAAGCTTGGATGAATAGTATAGTAGAACCTTGTCTTGAGCATCTAGGCAGATGTTTTCAGATGAGAGCTCAATCTCACTATACACTTGAAAAAGTTTTTAGAATTGTACAACCAGAAGCTGGTCAATCTCCACAAGAGCAGGAAAAAGAAATAAGAATTAATGTCCCAATATATAATGATTATGGAGTTTCAATACAAAAATTTAAAAACTATTCTTCAGCGAGATTTGACGTAAGAATAGTATCTGGTACTACAATGCCAGTTAATAGATGGGCATTACTTGAAGAATACTTTAGGTGGTTCCAAGCTGGATTAATAGATGATGTACAAATGATTTCAGAAACAGATATTAGAAATAAAAAACAATTAATTGAAAGAAAATCAATGTATTCTCAATTACAATCTCAAATACAACAAATGGAATCAATGATGAAGGAAAAAGATGGAAGTATAGAAACTCTTCAAAGACAATTAGTCCAATCTGGCATAAAAATGAAAGTTGGACAAGCTTCTAATGAAATTAGGAAAGATGTAATCCAAACTCAAAGTGAACAAAAGCTTTTAAGAGGTATGCTCCGAACAGAATTTGAAAAATTAAGAAAAGAAATGATTTCTGATTTTAAAGCATCAAAAGATTTGAATAAGACAGAACAATAATATTGACTTTAAATATTAAATTGTCTTAAATTAAAACAATAAATCCAAAAAGGAGCATTTACAAATATGAGTCAAGAACAAGTAAGCAACGCCATTGAGGCCCCTGAAAGTCAAGACACTCTTTCTATTAACGATGATGGTGGCTTTTTTGAAGCATTAGACCAAAGCGTTAATGGTGGGATATTAGACGAACCAACACAATCAACCTCGGAAAATATTGGTGGTAACACACCTTCGAGCCCAAGTGAAGTTCAGCAAAATGTATCTGAAGATATTGATACATTGAAAAAAAGGTATGGTGATTCAAGTAGAGAAGCTAGAAAGCTTAATGGACAATTAAAGGAAATTGAGCCTTATATGCCTATACTTGATGCCATGCGAGAAGACCCTAATTTAGTTTCTCATGTTAGAAATTATTTTGAGGGTGGAGGTCAGACCCCCCAAACTATGACTGAAAAATTGAATCTACCTGAAGATTTCCAATTTGAGTCAGACGATGCTTTTCAAAACCCTAATTCAGACTCTGCAAAGGTATTAAATGCAACAGTTGATGGAATAGTTCAACGAAGACTTAGTACTGCTTTGCAAGGTCAAAAAGCTGAAAATATTAAGTTAGCAAAAGAGACTGCTTTTCGACAGAAACATAATTTATCTGAAGATGAGTGGTCAGATTTTGTAGACTATGCTAAAGGTAAGTCACTTGAACTTGATGATATTTACTATTTAAAAAATAGGCAGAACAGGGATAATCAAATAGCTGATTCGACTCGTAAAGAAATGCAGGATAAAATGAAAGAAGTCCAGCAACAACCTGGTTCACTTGCAACGACAGGTGGACAACAAGTTGAAACTTCACCAGATGATGCAATTTTCAATTCAATTTTAGGGTCTGACAAACAATTAGACAATTTATTTGGCTAGATGCCAATTAACTAAAACTAAAAGGAGAATAAATCATGGCTGATTTATTTACACTCGAGGCGATTGGTGATGTACCTGCTGGGGCTTCTGGGACTAGAGATGGAGACTCTCTTAGTACTGGTGCTCTTCGTAGAAAATATAATTTTGGAGACAGAGTTTCCGAATTAAATATTGCTCAAGACCCATTCTTTAGATTTGTTTCTAAAGTAGCAAAATCACCAACAGACGACCCAGAGTTTAAATTCACAGAAAGACGTCCGTCTTTCCACAAAAGGTACGCATATGTTGTTGCTCAAGGAACAAGTGCGCAAACTGCTGTAGATGACCAAGCTACTTTAAGTGCTTCGGATGTAGCAGTTAATTCAACTTATCACTTCCTAATGGGAACTGATTATCTTAGTTCTGGTAATATAGGGCTTGTTTATGGACAAACTAACACCAGTATTGAAGTTGGTAATTCTGGAACAAAACCTGAATTTTTCTTACCAGGTCAAATAATCAAAGTAAATATGGGGCTACAGGTTTTAGCTGCGGCTGATACCAGCGTTACAGTAAATGATTATTTACTTGCTAGGGTAGAAGAGGTTACGACTGTTGGTAATTATGTCAATCTTAAAACTACTATTGTACGAACAATGGCTGACCAAACACAGGTAGAGGTTCTTTCTTATTATGCAGCTTCTACATCTATTGATGACGTAGACCTTTCAGGGAAATCAATTTCTGATTATCTTGAACCTAAACGTGTGTATGTAGTAGGTAACTCTCATGCTCAAGGTAGTGGATACCCAGAGACATGGAAAGACCAACCTTTCTCAACTGGATTCGGAAGAACTCAGATATGGAAAACTGCTATGGCGATGGATAACACAACTCGTGCTACCGTGCTGAAGTATGAACCTAATGAGTTTGCTCGTGTCTGGAAAGAGAAATTAATTGAGCATAAATGGGATATTGAACAAAGTATTCTATTTGGTTCTCAGGCTGACGTAGGCGGAGAATGGTACACTCAAGGAGCTGTTGATTTCATTTCAAGTTATGGTAATACGTTTAGTCTCACTCATGCGACAAAAACGCAAGACGATTTCTTGGATGATATGAGTAGTTTCTTAGACCCAAGATACAATAATGCAAATGCAACATTGTTCTTCTGCGATACTGCAACCTATAACTGGTTACATAAGTTAAGCGGTTACTTTTCAAATAATCTTGAAGTATCACCTAACTTACGTTCTGATATGGCTCTTACTGGTAAAAAGAAGGTCTTCGGTGTAGATATTACTACAATTTCAACTCCTTATGGAGACATGAATGTTTCTCGTAATATTCACCTTGACAGCTCTGCAATTAAATTGATTGGTATAAACATGAAACATTGTAAATATCGACCATTGGTTGGTAATGGATTAAATCGTGATACATCAGTATATGTTGGAGTTCAGACCTTAGAAAATAGTGGCGTTGACCGTAGG